AAGGATAAGGAACCTGTCGTCAATTTTGTTGAAGCCTTCGGCCAGATTACAAAAGATTCTGTCGCGGGGAAGGCTGGCAGCCCACTGATATTGCGCCCGTGGCAGAAAAGCCTTGTCGAACATTTGTTCGCATGGGATGACGATGGCCTACGCAACAGGGTCAGTCTTGTGGGCATGCCGAGGAAATCAGGAAAATCGGCGCTCGGTTCCATGATTGGTTTGTATTCACTCATTCTTGGGCCAAAGGGTGCCGAGGTGTATTCCGTAGCAGCCGAGAAAGATCAGGCCCGCATTGTGTTCCAGGATGCCAAACGGGTTGTCGAAGCATCACCCGAACTGTCTGCGATCACAAAACTGTATCGGGATGCTATTGAACTGCCGGCCCTAAACTCCGTCTACCGTGTCCTGTCAGCCGAGTCAGTAACCAAAGAGGGTTTGTCGCCCACCGCCGTTATTTTTGATGAGCTACATGCTCAGCCAGACCGCGAACTGTTCGACGTGTTCTCGCTCGCTATGGGTGCCCGTGGGAAACTTTCCACACTTATTGCCATAACCACCGCAGGCGTCCGGTCAGACCGGCATGGAAAAGATTCGATTGCGTACACCCTGTACCAGTACGGCCAGAAACTAGCCCGAGGTGAAGACGTCGACGACACGTTCTTCATGGCCTGGTGGGAATCAGAAGGCGACCACAGGTTGCCAGAGACTTGGCGGGAAGCAAACCCAGGGTTCGGAGATCTCAATGCCGAATCCGATTTTCAATCCGCCCTGAAACGTACACCCGAAGCCGAGTTTCGTATCAAACGATGCAACCAATGGGTGTCGAGCGTGGAAACATGGTTGCCTGCTGGTGCCTGGGAAGACTGCGCCACAGAGTTCACTATCAACCCTGACGACGAAATCATTCTTGGCTTTGACGGTTCCTACAACGGTGACGCTTCAGTTATCGTCGGCGCGGTCGTCCCTGAAACAGCTGAAGACCCGATCAAAGTTTTTTTGGTCAAGGCCTGGGAAAAAGATCTCGAACGCGATCCAGTTGACTGGCGTGTCGATATTGGCGAGGTCGAACAAACAATTTTGGATTTTTGTCAAAACCATCGCGTTCGAGAAATAGCTTGCGACCCGTATCGTTGGGCCAGGTCGATGGAGGTACTCGAGAACAAAGGATTGCCTGTCGTCGCATTCCCACAGTCACCGCAACGCATGATCAAAGCCTCCGCGATATTCTTTGACGCAGTCGCAGAAAGACGTTTGCAACACGACGACAACCCTGTCCTGACCAGGCATATCGGCAACACCGCGACAAAGCTCACACCTGCCGGCCCGCATATCAAGAAAGAAAACCCAAACAGTCCGAGGAAGATTGACGCAGCCGTTGCAGCCATCCTTGCGGTTGACCGCGCGTCAGGCGGTAGGATAGACGTAGTTGTTCCCGAGTTTTTTGGATAGAGGAAAAATGTCGACCATTATTCAAGTCGCAGGCATGATAGCGATTACAGTCGGGGCCGCAATGATTTCAATTATAGCCGGACTGATTGTCGGGGGCGTGTTCCTCATTCTCACCGGCTTCGCACTGGGGAGAAGCTAGATGGTATTGAACCGATTGTTTGAGCAACGCTCGACGAGTTATCAGTCAATTTTTGCGGCAGGCGACGATGTTGTTTTTGGCACACTTGCCGACACCGCTATTGACTCGAAGACTGCGTTTGAGGTGAACGCTGTTTACAGCGCCGTCGCCCTAATTGCTAACTCGATCTCGACACTTCCACTCGAAGCCTTTGTTCGTGAAGCTGGGCAACGTCAACCGTACATGCCACGACCCGAATGGGTTTCAAAACCCGACGTCGCATTGCCTCGCACAGCGTTCTACAATTCCGTAATCGTTTCGCTTTTGATTGACGGGAACGTTTTCGTTCGTGTCTTCACTGATACTCGCGGAAGAGTTTTGAACCTAGTTGTTTTGAACCCGCGATCTGTTATCGTCACCCGTAACGCTAAGGGGCTGTTGAACTTCCAGGTTGAAGGCGAATCAAAACCCCTGACCAGTTCCGACGTTTTGTTCATTCCCGATGTTGTCCGTCCCGGTCAAGTCCGTGGCGTTTCTCGAGTTGAAGCTCTGAAAGAAAACTTTGGTCTTGCCCTTGCCCTCGAAAAGTTCGCAGCCCAATTTCTGGGAAACGGCACAAACCTTGCCGGTGTTATTGAGTTCCCCGGAACACTCACACAAGAGCAGGCCGAAAACTTGCGAGAAAACTTTGACGCCAAACATCGTGGATGGCGAAGAGGCCATCGCACAGGGATCCTGTCCGGTGGCGCATCGTTCAAAACGACACAAGTAGACCCACAGGCATCCCAGAATTTGGAAGCCCGCAGAATGGCTGTGGAAGATGTTGCCCGTGCGTTCAACATTCCAGGGCACCTGCTCAACATTGCCGGAACAATGTCCTACGCCAGTGTCGAAGCGAACGGTCTTCAGTTCCTACAGCTCACAATTCTGCCTATTGTTCAGAAACTCGAAGAGGTATTTTCGACACTGATGACTCGATACCCGAACGGGGAAAACGCTTTCGTCAAGTTCAACCTGACCGGGCTTGTCCGTTCTGATATTCAAACCCGCACCGCAGCATATTCGACAATGGTTCAGATGGGCGCGATCTCCCTGAACGAGGTTCGCCGGCTTGAAGACCTACCCGACATTGATGACCCAGCCGCAAACAACGTGCGGGTGCCACTTGCCAACGTCAACATTGAAGCCGCAGACCTCATTGCTGAAGAGAAAAAAATCAAGATGGCAACGACCCTCGTGCTTGCAGGATATGATCCTGCCGAGTCACTCAGCGCGGTCGGTATCGAGCCAATCGGCCACACCGGAGTCCCGTCGGTTCAACTACAGGGTGTCGCCCAGATAGACCCAGCAAACCCCAAAGACGTTTACGAGGTTGACTGATGGCACTGAGCGACCTTGAAGAGATTCTTCAGGACGCCCCAGGCGGTGGGTTGCCTGACGCCTACCGTCCCGCAAGCTCCGAAGATGTCCCAGAGGGTCGCGCGTGTGGTAACTGTATTTTTTTCAATGAGGAAAGAGTCAACGAAGACGGCGAAGCCTGGTGCGAGTGGTGGGAAGATTACGTCGCAGCAGGTTTTTACTGCAACGCCTGGCGGGGTGAAGACGACCTTGATACCGAACCATACGACGGAGAAGAACGCGCACCCGCTCCGAAGAAAGATCAGATTGTCGGATCTGATAAGAATAAGCCTGGCAGTGCCTCCGGTGCTGGAGGCGACATTGAGCTTAGCGAGGCAGCCGAAACCGGTCTCCGAAACAAAGTCAAAGAGCATAACGACCAGATGGAAGAGGCTGGAAAACCGTCTTACACTCGCGCGACCATCGGGCAACTCCGTTCTGTTTACCGCAGGGGTGCCGGAGCGTTTTCAGTTTCCCACCGACCAGGGATGACTCGTGGCGGTTGGGCGATGGCCCGTGTCAACGCTTACCTGTATTTGCTTGCCAACGGAAAACCAAAACGTGAACAATACGTTCAAGACAACGACCTGTTGCCCAAGGATCACCCAAAGTCGACCCGCAGTCTTCAACCTGAGCAACGCGACGTCAACCTGACACCGCCCAGCTACATGAGGGCATCCGCCCGCCGTGGCCTTGAGTGGCATCGGGAAGGCCTCAGCGGGGACGGTCTTGTCGACCGGACTTTGCAGGAAGCACGGGCAATGGCTGAAGGAAACATGACAGCCGACAAGTGGGTTCGCACCGCAGCCTGGATTGCCCGACACCTTGTCGACATGGATGCGCCACAGAATATGCCAGGCGACGAAAACTATCCAGGCCCAGGAGCTGTCGCAATGGCGCTTTGGGGCGGAGGCGGTTCAACACGAAGCGCACGGCGAGCATTACAATATGCCGAAGGCGTTGTTGATACAATCGAACGAGAAAACGAGGGGCGTAACGTGACCGGTGAAGCGAAAGCAAAGTTGGAAATTCGGCAGTTTGAGGCTGGCGGGTTTGAGGTTCGAGAAGACGGCGACGGTTTCCGCATCGAAGGATACGCAGCCCTGTTCGAATCCAGGTCAGAAAACCTCGGCGGATTCACTGAAACGATTCGCCGTGGCGCGTTCCGTCAGTCACTCCGCGCCCGGAATAACATTATGTTCTACTACAACCACGACTCGAACCAGGTACTTGCTTCGACTCGTGCCGGCACACTCCGCCTCGAGGAAGATGAGCGCGGTCTGAAGGTCTCAGCATCCATCGCCCCGACCAGCTACGGGCGTGACGCCAAGATCCTTGTCGAACGTGGCGACGTCACCGGTTTCTCGTTTGGTTTCTCCATGCCTGCTCGTGGTGGGGATGAATGGAACTCAGAGGGCACAGAGAGAGTTTTGAAATCGGTCAGACTGTTTGAGGTTTCCCTTGTTGGCAGCCCAGCCTATACAGGCACCAACGGCACTGCTGTCATGCGTGGCCTTGACAAGATAGCGCACAGGGCAGACGTTGACGCTGACGCTCTAGCTGACGCCCTACTCAAGATTGAGAACGGTGAAGATATTACCACCGACGACCGACAGCTCATCGACAAAATTCTCGACCAGCTCGCACCCGAAGCACAGATTCAAGAAACCGTTGACACCTTGTCGCACGACATGTTGGCGTTGAAAAAGAAAAAGCTACAACTATTGATGGGAATATAATGGCCACTCACGCTGAGATCAGAAAAGCAATTTTGGACACGGCAGGGAAACCTGTGTCTGGGGTAATCGTTGACATGGCTGACGACTTCGCTCGAGCCATTCTTGCCCTCGACAAACCAAAACCTGTGGAAACCCGAGTGCAAAAGGCTGACGAGAAACGCGATAGCGTCGACCACGTAGGCTAAACACCTGCAATTCAGTTCCACCTGTACTGTACGATTGAACTACCGGTTACGAGTTAGCTCTGCCGGTAGCGGTTCAGCGTCAACGCGACTGTGTCCCATATTCGTACAAACAGAGAGAAAAACTGATGACTGATTCATTCATTCGCCGTCAGCAGGAACTCAAGGGCAACCTGACCATGCAGATCCGTTCCGTCATTGACGGTGCCGAGTCTCACGGTCGTGGCCTTGACGCTGCTGAGGTCGACCAGATCAACCGTATTGAAGCCGACATTGAAAGCGCTCAGCGTTCCATTGAGGTTGCCCAGCAGAGCGAAGCCCGCGCGGTCGAGTTCGCAGAGGTAGCCCGCAACGTGGAAACTGTTGACGAGACCGCAGGAAGCTCCGCAGAGATTTTCCGCTCACTTGCAGAAGGATCTTTGCGTCGCCACACATTTGAGAACCGTGCCGCACTCGTGCCATCGGCTAACACTGTGGGCACCGATTTCCTCGACATGGTCATGATGAAGGCTCGCCTTGTTGGACCATTCCTTGAGCTTGCCGAGGTATTCCAGAGGTCGTCCGGCAATGATCTTCGCATCCCAGTCTTGACTGGGTACAGCGCAGCCACTGAAAAGGCTGCCGGTGCAGCACTTGACGAGTCGAACCCCGTATTTGGCAGCATCAACTTGCAGCCAGCGAAGCAGGGTTTCTTGGTGCCTGTCGCCAACGAACTGTTGACCGATGCTTCATTCCCACTGGAAAGCACCATTGCTGACCAGGCTGGAAACGCAATCGGTACTCGCGCCGACACGATCATCCACACCGCAGTCGCGGCTGTGGCTGGAACCGGTGTGACTGCAGCCAGCGAAACCGTGTTTACCGCTGACGAACTCATTGACTTGGTGTTCTCTGTGGATGGCGCTGTGCGTAACTTGCCCGGAACCGGGTTTGTTGTCAGCACTGGCACCCTGTCCCAGATTCGGAAGCTCAAGGATGGTGACAACCGCTACCTGCTCGATTACGTTGCTGGCGGGCCGTCGACCGTGCTTGGTTTCCCGATCTTTGAATCGCCTTCGATGCCCGCAACGACTGAATCCGAAAAGGCAGTGTTCTTCGGACACTTCCCCTCGATCAAGGTTGCGACCACTGGTCTGGATGTTGCTGTGTCGCCTGACTACGCATTCAACCAAGACGTTACGACTTACCGGTTCCTGTACCGTATTGCTGCAGCTGTGGCAAACGGTGCCGACCACGTCAAGTCGCTGACAATGGCAGCCGCCTAACAGCACCCCACTGAAACCCCTCGACGCGTTGTGAATTCGCGCCGGGGGGTTTCGCCCTTCCCACCCTGGTTGGTACACTTGAACACGGAGGAAGACAATGACAATCGTGAACGGTTATGCAACGCTGGCAGACGTCAAACTGGCAGCCAGGATCACCGACACCATCGACGATGCGCTGCTTGAGCTGTCTATCGAATCAGCCTCGAGGGATATTGATTCGTACACCGAACGTGTGTTCTTCCCCTCTGAGTCCACGACCCGAATATATATCCCACGGGGTAGCACGGTTTGCGAAACCGATGACATTATCTCTGTCACGACCTTGAAGATCAGCACCGACGCTGATGGGGTGTTCGACCAAACCCTTGCCGAATCAGATTTTCAACTTGAGCCACTGAACGGGATCTCTGGCGGAATTGTGACGCCGTTCACCCAGGTTCGTGCTGTTGGTGACTATTTCTTCCCCGTCTACCAGCCCCGCGACATTCCATCCGGTAGGGCAACTGTTGAGATTACCGGGGTGTTTGGTTTTGCCACTATCCCGACAGCGATCAAACAGGCCACAGTTCTTGCCTCGCTCAGAGCGTACAAGCGTTATGAATCTCCAACCGGGGTGCTGGGTTTCTCAGACATGGGCGCAGTGCGTATCGGCAGGACAGACCCGGACGTTGCCCGACTGATTGACCCGTACCGTCGTCTGAGGATGGCATGAGCATCACCGCAATCCGCACAGGGATAGCCACAAACATCGGCGCAATTTCTGGCCTCCGAACATACGCCGACATCCCAGACAACCCCGCCATGCCGTGTGCCGTAGTTCAACTAGAAGGAGTCACCTACGACCGGGCGTTTCAAAGAGGGCTGACAGAGTACACGCTTGTTGTTACAGTTATTTTTGGTCGTATAGCAACCGCTCAGGCGCAACGCTCACTCGACCAGATCATCAGCACGGGCGACAGATCCTTGAAGGCTGCCGTCGAGTCTGATAAGACTTTAGGGGGCGCAGCATTCGACACACACCTGAGTGCGATGACAAGCGTGTCATCCGTTACAATAGGTGACATGACATATTTGTCGGCGGACTTCGCCGTCACCGTGTACGCAAACTAGGAGAAAAAAATGGCAAAATTTGTCGCACTCGATTACGATATTGAGCTGGGTGGCACCGACTTCACAAGTAGCATTGCTGCGGTGACTTTCGAACTGTCGGCAGCCGAGCAAGAAACCACCGCTTTCGGTGACACTTTCGTCCAGAGGATCAGCGGTTTGAAAGACGCCAGCGTTTCCCTCGACTTCCACCAGGATTTTGGTGCCTCCGGTATTGACTCCGTTTTGTTCCCGCTCATCGGTGACACGATTACAGTCAAGGTTCGCCCAAACTCTGGAGCGGTCAGCGCCACAAACCCCTCGTATGAAGGCACTTTTTTGGTCACAGAATACAGCCCGTTTGGAAGCTCAGTCGGCGATTTGGCCACGTTCTCGATTTCGTTCCCGCTCGCCTCGGGCACCATCGAACGCGTTGTCACGTAGACCATGAATTTCAACCTACAAGTTAAGTTTGAAGATGGCACGACCCACGAGGTTGTTGGCAAGGCTGTCGACATTGTCGCCTTTGAACAGAATTACAACATGAGTATGGCAGCACTTCAGAAAGACACCCGCATGGAACACTTGTTCTGGTTGGCCTGGCACGTTGAGAAGCGTACCGGTGCCACCACGAACGAGTTCCTCAAGTGGCTTGAAACTGTTGAGATTGTCCAGGCATCCGACCCAAAAGCATCCAAGGCTTAGGCGACTCGTCACTTCACTGGTTGATTGCGGGTATCGCTTGCGAAACCGGAATCGGCCCCACAGAGTTGATGAACCTGGAGCCTCGTATGCTTTGGACTTTGAACCGATACCTTGTCCACCGAAAGCAATCTGAACAGCGCTCACAGCGCAAGCGGTAGAATGGTCGGGACTTAGGAGAATCGAATGACACAAGACGGGCTTGTCCTTGACATTGAGATTCCGCCAGCAGAAATTGCCAAGATTCAGGGAATGCTCAAGGTACTGGAGCCGAAACTTCGTCGGAGTTTGTCCCGCGATCTGAACAAGTCTTTGAAGCCGGTTGCTGCTCAGATTGTGGCAGACTTCCCCTCCGCGCCTTTGTCCGGTCTAGCATCGCGTTGGGGCAGGATCAGCGCTGCCGTTCGTGTCGACGTCAACGGGCCACCGAACAAAGCTCTGGCCCGTTTCATTATCAAAGCTGACCCGCCAGAGTTTGCTCGACTTTTGTCCATCACTGAGCGGGCCGGTTCAAGATCTGAAGGGTTGACACCACAGGGTCGAAACCTGATTAGCAATTCTAAGGGTGGCCTGCAAGAGCGGAAACCCTTGGTCGGTGCCGGTGGTCGTTTTGCCTTCAAGTCGTACTTTGACCAACGTAACGATGTAAGCCGAAAAGTGATTGACGCGCTTGCCAGGTTTATTGACAAGTTCAACAGGGACTCGTAATGGTCAAACCAATTACCATTCCGATCAGTTATCGGTCGGACCCAAAAGGATTACGGCAGGCAGAAAAAGACCTGAAGGGGTTTGCCTCCGGTATTGGTAAGACTGTCCTTGGTGCAACTGCTGCCGTAGCCGGTATCGGTATTGCTTCAATCAAAGCCTTTGCCGATTTTGACGCGGCCATGAATCAGTCCATTGCGATCATGGGGAATGTTTCTGACACTCTCCGTGGCGACATGTCCGACGCAGCCCGTGAGGTTGCCAAGACGACAACGTTCTCCGCCGAGCAAGCAGCCGAATCGTATTTCTTCCTCGCCTCTGCCGGCCTCGATGCCGAACAGTCAATCGCTGCTCTGCCTGTGGTGGCAAGATTTGCCCAGGCCGGAATGTTCGACATGGCCACAGCGACCGACCTGCTCACTGACGCCCAGTCAGCCCTCGGCCTCACTTCAGATGACACTGCAGAAAATCTTGAAAACATGGCGGGCCTCGGGGACGTTCTTGTCAAAGCGAACACTTTGGCCAATGCGTCCGTATCCCAATTTTCTGAGGCGCTCACAAACAAGGCCGGCGCGTCGATGCGGTCACTCAATATCGACATGGAAGAGGGCGTTGCTGTCCTCGCAGTTTTTGCTGACCAAGGCATCAAGGGGTCGGAAGCTGGTACAACGTTCAACGCAACGATTCGCGGTTTGACTCAGGGCGTCGCAAAGAACGCTGAAGAATTTGCCGAAATGGGTATTGAGGTATTCAACGCCCAGGGCGAGATGAATAACATGGCCGACATTGTCGGGGACATGGAAGGCGCTCTCGACGGCATGTCAGTCGAGCAACAACGCGCCACACTCTCGCAGCTTGGATTCACAGAGGAAACCCTTGCCGGTGCCCTTGCCCTCATTGGTAATAGCGAGAAACTCAGAGAGTACGAAGGCCAGTTGCGGGATGCTGGTGGCACAGCGGAAGATGTTGCGAACAAACAGTTGCAAACCTTCAGCGCCCAGCTTGGCATCCTCGGCGATTTTGTTACCGACGTTGGAATATCCATCGGGCAAGAGCTTGGCCCAGTCATGGAAGATCTCGTTGAGCAACTGAAACCGGTCATCGAGGAAATTGGTGCCGCCCTCATTCCAGCGTTCAAAGCCTTGACACCTAGCATCGGTTTGCTTGTCGGCGCTCTCCCCGGACTGATCACCGCGCTGATTCCTATCCTGCCAGTGATGGTTGACATTGCTGCTGTCGTTCTCGAACTCGGTCTTCAACTGCTCCCAATTTTCCTTGAGGTCATCAACCTACTATTGCCGGGGCTAAGCCAGCTAACCGCGTTCATGGTTGAGAATTCGTCAGCCGTTGCCACTGCTGCCCTTGTCATCGGTGGTCTGGTTATCGCTTTCCAAGCGTTCAACACTATCGCCCGTATAAGCCAGCTGGCGACGTTAGCATTCTCCGCAGCCAAAGGTATTGCCACGGTAGCTGTAAAGGCGTTCAACCTGGCTCTGAAGGCGAATCCGATAGGGATTGTCATCACCCTCATCGCAGCACTCATTGCTGGGCTTGTCTACTTTTTCACACAGACTGAATTCGGGCAGAAAATTTGGGAAATCTTTTCGGAGTTTTTTCTTTCCACCGTTCAAGCTATTGGAGATTTGTTCTCGTATATCTTCACCGAATGGTTGCCAGGCATCTGGCAGGGGTTCGTCGATTATCTTGGCTCGGCGTGGGAAGGATTCAAAGATGGATTCTTCACTGTACTTGGAGCTGTGGGGGATTTCTTCAAGAACGCGATCAACGGGTACATTGGCATGTTTGAGAGCTTCGTCAATTTCTTCCTGAGCGGTATCAATCTGATTATTCGCGGGCTGAATAAGATCAAAGTCAATCTGCCGGGGACACCGTTCACACCACCGTTAACCATTGGCGTGAACATTCCAGAGATACCGAAGATCTCAATCCCTCGTCTTGCTGAGGGTGGAATTGTTCCAGCCAGGCCTGGGGGGATTCTCGCAAACATTGGCGAGGGTCGTTTCGACGAAGCCGTTGTTCCACTTGACGGAAAGAATCGTTTTGGTTCAACAGTGAACATTACGGTCAACGCTGGTATGGGTACGAATGGTAATCAGGTCGGGGAACAGATTGTGAACGCGATCCGTCGATACGAGCGCAGCTCCGGCCCGGTCTTTGCGAGAGCGTAATGGCAACCGTTGTCGAACTCGGGGCCGTGGTCGGTTTCATCCTTGACGACCCCGTAGCTGGTGTCCTAGACAACGAGGTGTATACCCTTGGCGGGACAGTGTTCTATGACATAACGAACCGCATGATTTCTGCCAGTGTGTCAAGAGGGAAAAACCGTGAGCTTGACCGCTTCAACGCAGGCACGTTACAAGTTACCCTGAATAACAAAGACCGAGCATTTGACCCGACCTATTCGCTGTCACCCTTTGCCGGTTCAATCATCCCCCGCCGTGAGGTTCGTGTCACCGTTGACGGTGAACGTGTCATCGAAACCACAATCGACGATTGGAATTTCAGTTACGAACCTGGGGGGATCTCTCGGGCTGAGATTCAAGCGACCGACAACTTCACCCTGCTTGCCCGAGAGGTACTCAGCTCAGTCACGGCGACACCCCAGTTGACCGGCGCTCGCTTCAACGCAGTTTTGGACCAGGATGACATTGCCTGGCCTGTTGACAAAAGAAACATTGACACCGGCGTCAGTTCCCTCGGTGCCGACACCATCGAGGGCAACGCCCTCACCTACCTGCAACTTGTTGCCGAAAGCGGGCAGGGCCTATTTTTTATTGCGAAGAATGGCGACCTTGTTTTCCGGGATAGGTTAGACGCCACCCCGACCAGCACCTCGGTGACAACATTCAACGATCTCGGCACTGCGATCCCGTTCACCCTGACCGCAGTAAACTACGGTTCTGAACTGCTTTACAACCAGGCCATCGTCACGAGTGCTGCCGGGACAGCGACCGCGCTCAATGAACGCTCGCAGCTCACCTACGGCACAGCATCCTTTGAGCTTGACACTCTGCTCTCGACTGAAACTCAGTTACAAAATCTTGCCGATTTCATTGTCCAGAAATACGGTGACCCAGAATACCGTTTCGAAACAATACAGGTGAACCTTAACACCGTCAGTGCAACGCACAAAGCGTCCTGCCTTGCCCTCGAAATCGGTGACATTATTTCGATTACGTTCACCCCGAACGACATTGGCGACCCGATTGAACAGTTCGGCCAGATCATCCGAATCGCCCACAACATTCAGACAACCCGTCACGATGTGTCATTCAGTGTCGCTTCGCTCGACTGGACTTTCCTAGTGCTAGACGACGACGTATTTGGTACACTGAACGAGAATAACGCTTTAGCATTTTAGGAGAATAATGGCTGGCGCACCCGCAGGATACCGGACGTTCACAGCCGGTGAGGTGTTGACAGCTGGCAACGTTCAAACCTTTTTGCAGGATCAAGTCATTCCGGTGTACTCAAACTCGGCGGCAGCCGATACTGCTTTGCCGTCACCCGCCGAAGGCCAGTTCCGTTTCCTCCGCGACACGGATGC